TGTAATACCGCCGCGTTCGTAAGAGTAAGTAAATTCATCTGCTACTTCCTCAATTTCTTTTTTGAGCTTCTCTTCAAAATCAATCCTTGCGTCTACTGTTGGGTAACTGTTCGGTTCTTTAACTTTTAGTTTGTCAATAAACATTGTTGCAATACTGTGCTTACACAGTTTTACGCTCATNCGGTGCTCTCTACTTTCCCAGCTTTCCATCAGACCAGCAGCAGTGTTAGTACCGATTGATTCAAAGTCTGACTTACCTAAGACTGTCGGTAGAGGGTAACGGCGTTGTCTGTTGATTTTACGTGTGCCGTTATCTTGTGTAGATTGTGGTGCCCGTAAGATTGCGTGTGAGTGATTAGGGCAACTNCANGTGTATACAGTTGCGGGCTTTAANCTATTNCCTGTTGTAAATACTTCATCCATCCAAGGGTCTACATCAGTATCAAGCAGAAGCCAAGGTGAACTTCCGGGTGCACCTAGGTCGTGATAGTAGTTGCCGTCATACTCATCAATACTTGTTTTAGTAAAACTGTAGTCAGTAAATACTAACGTGGAGTTACCATCAGACGGTGAATACATCTTTAGTTCTGATGTAAATGGTACTGATGTAAACTCTAAAATACCCCCTTCAGCTTTGACACCAAGGATTGTGAACGGCAGAATACTGTATGAAGCAGTATCTACTTCAGTCGCTACTACATCTCCTGTTAGATACTGTTGACCGAAGTACTTTTGATAAAGGTCTTTTTGAAATATGTGTAAGCCACTNACTGTATAGCCAGCTTTACTTGTTGTAAATATTGACGGTAATGTTGATATATCGTACAGCGACGGCGGTAATACTTCCTCTTTAGGGTCTAGCACTTCTAACTCAACGTTAGTTGCTTTATCAACACTGCGTACACCAAAGTAATTTGTAGCGTCAATAAAGTCAAACTCTGTAAAAGTATTAATCGATTTTTCTAACAAAGAAGTTTTTAATTCCATACAATCTTGCCGACCAAGTTCTTGCGGATTTGTTATCTCTTGATTTAATTAAAATACGTTGATGTATCAATGCTGACAATAACTTCTGTTGGTTCTTGAAATGTTTTGCCGACATATAGGGCAGGGTGATTATCGCTATTAAGAACGTAGTTAAGGGTAGCCTCTGTCTCACCATCAGTAATACGCTCACCAATCATTTGTAGTAGCAAACGAGAATCAGCACCGGCAGTACCTTGTACTCTTATCTCTTTGTTTGCTTTGTACTCGGGATACTTGATTGGGTCGTTGTATACAGTCTTAATTACTCCAAGGTCAGTAGGACTTGCAGTAGTACGCTTCATCACATAATGATTATTACTATCAGCACTTTTTGTAGCAAACTTAAAGCCATCAAATACTACATCAACTTCGTACGGCGTACCTTGATAGAGTTTCGATTTGATTTGTGAATCTTTATATTCGCCAGAAAAGTCGTCCACATCTTGCAGGCGATACCACGCAGCTTGGTTGTAATACTCATAACCTTTACGCCATTTAGTCCAATCACTATCTAAATTGTATTTTTCAATTACTGTACGATTAACGCTTGAACCGAATCTGCGGTCACTTGGATACAAACCAGCAGCGCCTGGACTTTTGCCTTTGCTAATACTTTTAGTAGGTTTAAAGGCAAAGGATTTGGTATTACCAAAGCCGTTCTGCTTCCTAGGCATAGCTGCATTCTTCAGCACATTTAATGCTGTCTTCAATCAACCATCCAGCCGTAGCTAGTTCTACAGCAATCATACCAATTTCAGCTGCACCATCAGTAGCAAAAGCAGCAAGCAGGGTGCCAACAGCTGTCGTTCCGTATAGAACTGCATTTGCTAGTGAAAGTGTTTTAAGCCAGGCACTAATGACAGCACCTAAGCATCCACCACTCCAGATAGTAGACATAATTCCAAATACTGCTGCAGCTACCTCAGTAGTACTTGATTCTTTGTTTGCAATCGTCAGGATGTAAGAACTGAATTTTGAGATTATAGGTTTACACGCTTCTGCCATTTCTTCAGCAACTTCAGCCGTGACACCAGCACGAAGTTCAGCAGCTCCGAGCATAAGACATACACTATCGAAGATGACGTAACCGATTTGCTTTTCACAGTCATTAGCCATTAATACCAGCCGCCTTGTGCTCCTAGGAGAGGGCCATCGGTTACTGCTGCTGTATCTTCACGGCCTGCCCATAGTGCACGTCCTTTAGGAAGATAGAACGCACGGAACTGACTTTCATTGCCAGTCTGCGGTACAGGTGCCAGAATCTTAGGCATCTCACTCCAACGTGTCACATCACCAGCAGTCGTTGCTGAATTAAAAGTGCCAACAAAAATACCTTCATTAGGACGAAGATAATCGAAGGATGAGCTGATGTATAAGTTAATTGTGTACTGAATAGTGCCACGTGAGATTGCATAAATATCTTCAATGATGCATCCGTCAGACTGTGTACCATCAACAAGCAACAGTGCGGTGTTAGTACCTTGAACGTCAATAGCGCCAACTGCTGCAGTGTCTAAGTTGATGACGTTGTGCATTACACGGTCAACCAACAGCGGTTGTTTATTAGTAGATGTTGCGGCCATCTTTACTTACCTCTTTTACCTGTTTTCATATTAATGCCTTTACCTGCAGCTTGTTCTGCACTAGGCATACCTTGCATCAGATTAGGACCACTAGTTCCTTGTGCATTACCTGGGATTGCACCAGGGATTGCAGGTAACCCTTGCATACCCATAGGACCGGCAGCGAGGCCGCGTGCTTGAGCAGTTGCTGCAAGGCGTCCAGACTCCATACCATCAGGAGCTTGTGATGCACCTGCAGTGTCAGGCTGCTGTTGCATACCAAAGGGTGTGCCGTTCTTACCGCGACCCATTGGGAAGTTTTGCTGCAGTCCAGAGTTCTGTACAGCCATTGGATTGACTGCTGCAGAACCCATCTGTGGATAGTTCTGGTTGTAATCACCGTAGATGCTAGGTGCTGTAATAGCAGGTGAAGCGTTATCGGTGACATTCATTGGATTGTTATTCTCTGGACCACCAGGGATAACTGCCATATTCTTTGCAACTTTGAACCGCATCGGGTCAAGCATTTGTGCATTCTGTTCTTTATTCATATCAAACCTCGCGGTTACGNTTGTTCAGTCCAGGAAACCCTTGCCCGCCTTTAGCCATCATTGCTAAACGACGCTCAAGTGCATCAGTTTCCATCACTTCAGGGTCTTGCTGAGGCACNTTTGTGCTTGATGCCTCAGTACGAATGCTACCGGTTTGATTGGTAATGTCTTCTAACGGTTGATTACCAGGGCTATCTTTGTAAGCAAAGTTGCTATTTTGACCTTGCAGAAGCTCACTAGGCATCAGATTGACATTGCCATACTTGCTACGGCTATTAGCAACCGCAGTACCAGCACCCTCGTCCATTACAGACTGCACACCTTGAATGTAAGAATTCTTTTGTGACTGTGCTACAGCAGCTCGCTTTTGTGATTCGTAATCACCGTCACCTTTAATCTTGTGGGGAGTAAATCCTCCAGACACTAAATGCATAACTATATCAGACGATATCTAAATCTATTCTAACCTTACCGCCACATAGTATTGAGCATAATTCTGCTACCAACTGCTGTATCTGCAGGTCCCGGTACAGCCATAATAAACTCTGAGCCAGCACGCTCAAACGCATACCGTCTTACTTCAGGTCTGCGGTAGTTAGGTACATACAGTGTTTCTGCTAAGCGGTCGCATTCACGTAAGTAAATTTCACGGAAATATTCATCACCTTTTAGTGGGTCTGATGTATTAATCGTACGTTGTACGTCACCACTAATCACTTCTTGCCGTGATGGATTTAGCAATCTGCTGCCGTCAGCATCAAAGTAATCATCTGGAATTGCAGCTGATGCTTTCCACGCAATGTCACAACGCTTGACGTGATAGACAATCTCGTTGTACCAAAGCTCATCGGGCACCAATGCCATTGCTTCTTCTAACCTTGCTCTATCACCAGCAGGGATTTGAGCACCTGCATTAAAGCCTAGGTGATAGCGTACTTTAGATTTTAGATAATCATCTAGCTGCATTAGCTCAGCCCATATTGTTGTAGTAGTCTTTCAGTAATACTTTCTAGTTGCATTTTTTCCATCGCATTCAAGTCACCATTTGTAGCTTGAATACGTGCAAGCATTTCACCAGCAGGTGATGATTGACGCATTGCATTTGCCATACCAGCACCCAAGGCACCGCCTGCAATTGCACCTACAAGCCCGCCGGCAGCTCGGAATCCAGGGCGAATCCTACCTTGCATTTTCTGTGCAATAGTCTGTCCTGCGTTCTTCTGAGGATTAAGACCAGCTTTTAAATTGTTAACCCCCATTCCAATCATATGAGCAGGTGTACCTGCGAGTGCTCCAATCAATGCACCGCCAGTAGCACCAACTCCCATAGCAACAGCTGGGTCTGGCTTTTCTTGAGCATCTCTAATAGCTTGCTCTAGTAACAGCTCACTGACTGTAGGGATAGACATATTTATTGATGATTACTAGTACTACTAGTTTAACTGATGAAGATAAGGTCTTCTTTAATCAGCTGTTCCCAATTAACGCGGGGAATATTCTCAAGTTGTCCAAGGTTTGCAAAGCGTTCACCACTCAGTGACATACGCATTTCTACAATCTTCTTTGCTGTTGCATAGCCAACACCAGGCAGACGCTTTTGAATTACTTCTGCTGTAGCTGTATTGAGGTTCAAGCGTGTATCTTCAAGGGGCACAACAGTTGGAGGCGGTAACTCTTCAGGTACCTGCAGGATTGGAGCTTCAATCTTATCAAGCCGTCCTTTCTTTCTGTCATATGGCACAAGCTGTTCAAGAGTCAGGTATGTAACGTTTCCTCCAGCATCACGCACCATTGCGTAGTCTTTGTCATGCTTACTAATAAATTCAACTAGTTTTCCAGTCTTTGTGTCTTGAAACAAATTACTCATGTTTTTATATCTCACATAGCCTCATTATAGGCACAAAAAAAGAGCCCCTTTGAAGAGGCTCTTGTTATATCAAAGGTTATCAGAAACCTTGACCAGCTTCCACAGCATAAGGGATGTGGAGGTCGTCAGCATCAGCCACGGCATCAGGCAGGAAGTAGCACACTTCCACGATGATGGCAGAGGGAGACTTGCGGCAAGCACCAGCAGAGGGGTTCTGGCTAGCAATCAAGCCACCGTCAGTCACTTTGACTTGAACAGCGGTGTCGCCAGCTAAATCCGGTTCCATCGAGGATGGACACGAAAGCAGAGAACTCACCAACCGGGGCGTAGTAGCCCGCAGCATCGGGGTTAGCTTTAGCTGCAGCAGGGGTGGTGATACCGGCGGGCTCAATGGTCACGCCATCACCAACGGTCTCTTCACGTACACCAGGAGCGTTGACAGCGGTGCGATACACCACAGCGCCTGCGGGAATTACGAAGGGACGATCCTTACGAGGCTTGTCATCCTGACGCAGGTCGGGAGACAGAATCTTCAGGTCGTAGGTGCCAGCAGCCAGCACACCGTCAGTGTCGAGGACACTGTCGTTGTCAGGGTTAAGCACCAGAGCACCAACGCCACGGAAAAACACAGCGCCGGGGATTGCGACCACACCTTGGTCGCGATATGCATTCAGATGAGCAACGTAGTTACCAGGGAAAATTTGATTGTTCCAAGGCGTACGCTGTTCAGAATCAAAACTAAAAGTAGCCATTGTTAGTTACCTCCTATCAGTAAACGAAAGAGTAACCAACCGTGATGAAATCCTTATTAAGGGTTTCAAAACCGGCGAACAGGGACCAGATCATGATGATGAAACGAGAGAAGTCGTCGTTGTTATTCAGCAGAATCTGGGCGTTATTACCACCGATGCCCACGCCGACAGCCTGAGGACCGAAGAAAATCAACTGTGCAGCGTCGTAATCAGCAGCGGCAGAAGACTCATCAGTGATGGTCAGGTTGTAAGAGGTTTCGGGCAGGTTGGTGGACTCGAACCAACGGACACCTTCGAACAGGAATCCGGTAGGCATTACGGGTTGACCAGCAACAAAGCCGGCTTGACCGTAGGCAGGACCCATACCTTGGAAGAAGTTGGCAGAAGGACCGGTGATGGGGTTCATCGGGTCAATCATTCCTTGGCCAGGATAACGAGCGATTTCACGGAAGTCGCTGTTCTGACGCAGGTGCATCATTGCAGTGGGGTCCACGATGCAGCGGTAGTAACCGTCAGCGAAGGTGGGGACATTGCGCTTACGCATATCCTTCACAACTTCGAGAAGGTCAGTCTTGACATCAAACTTGGCAGATTCGCCAGCTTCATACTCAACGCCAAGAGTTCCAGCAGAAGGTGCAGAGCCTTTCTCTTTACCACCGGGCAGGTAGTAGCCGCCTTGCTCTTCAGAAGAGAGGCCGCAGGCTTCAGCCTTAAGCAGTTCGTTAGCGAACACGCGGTCACGCCAGCGACGATAGTCATCAAGCAGCGTCAAGCTACCGATGGACTGGTGGAACACGTTGAGGTTACCGGTGTCAAGCAGCAGACGCTGAGCGGTAATCAGGGTTTCACGAGCAACCTTGAAAGTAGAAGGCTGGGTCGTATCACGAGAGTCGGCAGGGCCGGTGTACTCACGCAGGGTGACAAGGACCTTGTCCTTGACAATGTTACGAGCGGATGCGGAACCAAGAGTTTGGTCTGCAGTACGCTCACGGGACTCCTTGGTGCCAGGCTTACCCCAGAAGCGGTAACGGTCTAACTGAACAGTTTGACCGGGTTGCTTGGAGAAATCATGCACAACCACCGGCTCAATTGCCATCTCAATGATGTAGGCCGGGTGGGGGCGATAAAGTTCTGCACCAAGAAGCTTAGGAAAATCGTTGTCAATCCACATAGGATTTAACGCTCCACATAAGCTAAAAGGTTTATAAGTGACTTCGACTTAGCCACATATATAGATATTAACTGTTATATTGGTGGAGTATAAAGTTATATCGAATAATTTATGGATAATAATTTTATTGATACACAAGAGTGGGTTCCGGTGCACACATTGCCGGGGTTCGAATGTTGCATTGAATACTATGTCAATAGAAATGGAGACGTAAAATCAAGCAAAGGGCTTGTTGAAAAAATTCTAAAAACTAAAGTTACTAGAGAAGGATATAAATCCATTACTTTAATGCAGAGAGTTGGCAGAAAACAGCCAATCTATGTGTTGGTTCATAAGTTAGTTGCTTTTGCTTTTTTAGATAAGCCTAATTTGCCTTATGGGCCTGCTAAGGGCTGCTGCTGTATAGACCATATTGACGACAATAAACTTAATAACAATGCTAATAACCTTCAATGGGTTACTCGCCGTGAGAACAATACTAAAAAACCATATAAACGTAGACCAAAAAATACACCCGAAAAAGCTGCTGCTGACTAAAGAACGTACAAAAAATTAGAAACCGTGAGTGGATGCGTCGTAAACGTGCTAGAAAGAAAAGAAAGACTAAAATAGAAGAAAGCTTATAGAAAATCAAATGGCTGATAGTCTTGTACTTAAAGGTGTAAAGGATGTCCGCAAGCATGCTGGTACTGAGATGCTGCTGACTAATCCTCGCCGTGGTGGTAATACACATCAAGTTAAAGAGTGGTGGCGTGTCGGTGGTGTCAATACCACCTATACCGCTTGTACTATCTTTAATGTCACGACAGGAGTAGGTACTGTCAAACTGGTATTAGCAACAGGTAAGTCAGAAGATTGTGATATTCGTATTGACCACGACGGTAACTTTAACTTCAGCTTCTATCAAATCAATGAGATTGACCGTGCGGCACTCTTTACTGATGCGATGGAGTTGATTGAGCACTATGTGTTCCCCTCAATTGCTGGTGGTCCTGTAATGACCGTGACACCCGCTAATGGTGCTAGCCGTCCTTCTGCTCCGCCTCCGCCGCCTCCGGCTCCGACTATTGGTACCGTTACTGTTACTGGCGAACAGGCACCTACTAATGGTGACACTGAGACCTATACAGTTAGCATTAGTGGTGATGCATCTCCTACCTACGTCATTACCAGCAGTGATGCTAACGACACTGTCTCTGGTTTAGACGTTACTTACAGTGGTGCTGGCACTCGTACTCTGACTGTTACTGCAACTGATGCAGCAGCAAGCGATAACCCAGCTACGGGTACGTTAGCTATCAACACTCAGGAATCCTTCGCAGACAAAGTAGCAGGTGCTGACCTCAGCGTTGCAGTAACTGTTGCAGATACAGGTGGCGGTAATAAGTATCAAATTGATGGTGTTGAGCAAGATACGCTCGTTGCTAATGCTGGTGCAACTATTCACTTTGACCTCTCTGACGCTTCACTGTCCGGCCATCCGTTTGGTATCTATACCGATAGCAGCAAGACAACTCAAGTGACTGTTGGTGTTGAGCAAGAGGGTACTGACCTTCTGTTCACGCCCCCGATTGCAGGCAGCTTCAGCTACCAGTGCTCAACACACGCCGGTAGTGGGCGGTGATATTATCGTTAATTCATAACTCTGGCGATATAACTTCTTTGCTCATCAGTCATATCTTTTTCTGAAATATACGTGTCGCCTACGATTACATCAACGTTGTAATCTAAGCGGCGCGTATTTCTTGCGTGAAATCCTACATAGAAACTATCATTCTGTCTGACAAACATCTGGTCATACGGATGCTCTTCTCGTTGTGCTGTATACAACCTTACATCGAGCCAGTCGTCAATATAAATGTTCCCTGTTTTTAAGTTGTTTAAATCAACACTGACGTAAGCATCAAACCTTGTGCTCAATGACATATTTATTTGAGCAGGGTCATATGTATTGACTGTAGTAAAGTCTTTCCTGTAATCGATGACTGCTCCGTCATAATATACATCTTTCTCTATTGCATTAGTAATTCGAGCACACTCCCAGAAAGGCTCTTCAAAACATTTAGATACTACGTTAGGGTCTAGCGATACCGTTACTTTTACAAAGTAATTCTCTGTTCCAAACAAACCTACAGTACCTTTATAGTGAAGGTTATAAGGAATAAGGGATACGTTTAATTTGTCAGGTCGTGTAATCGAAGGTCCTGCTGCATAATTCAATGCACGGCTACTCGATAACCCTTGAGGTGCTGTATTATCACTAGCACCATAAATCAAGTGATTGTATAGAATCTCTTCGGTAACGTCCATTACGCATCGATGCTCTTTTCTCCATTGTATTAAAGATACTCAGATACCATATCGCTACTCATTTTTAGTTGCCTAAGTGCTTTATGCTCTAATGTTCGGACACGGTCACGACTCATATTTAATATCTGTCCGATTGCGGTCATAGACAGTGGTTCAAGTACTTCTTCACCAATGCCGTAACGCATACTAATTACTGCTGCTTGTAAGTCAGGCAGGTCATTAATCATCTCTCGAATGTCTTCTTTGATGAACGCTTTCTCTAGCAACATATCTGGTGTCTGCGTTTCATCTTCTAGCAGGTCAATAATAGCTGTATCTTTGTTCTCACCAATCTTCACTTCTAATGATGTAGGCTGACGGGCTTTACACATTAAATCTTTGATGTCATCAACTGATAGCTCAAGGTAATCAGACAGTTGAAAAATTGATGGCATGCAACCATTGATTTGACTTAACTCGCGCTGGGCTTTCTTAAGTCTGTTGAGATTCTCAGTAACGTGGATTGGTAGTCTAATCGCCCTCGATTTCTCAGCAATTGCCCGCGTGATACCTTGCCGTATCCACCAATAAGCATAAGTACTAAACTTGTAACCACGACCAGGGTCAAACTTTTCAACGCCACGGACGAGCCCGATTGTCCCTTCTTGGATGATGTCCAAGAGTTCCATATTACGCTTGGTGTATTTCTTTGCGACAGAGACAACAAGACGAAGATTAGCGGTAACCATCTTGTCTTTGGCTTTTTCTCCATCACGTAATTCACGTCTCAATTCTTTAATTGTAAGTCCCAAGGAATTAGCTAATTCTTCTTTGCTAGGGTTCTCAAGTAATTCTTCCGACGCCTTGATTTCCATCAATCGCTGTACCTTACGTCCCAGCAAGATTTCTTCATCGTGCTCAAGAAGAGGGATTCGTCCAATATCTCTTAAATATGCACGGACTGAATCACCAGTTGCTCTTGGTTGTGACATATAATTCCTCGGCTATGTATTCACTATAGCCTTGTATTCTAGTATTTGTCAATACTTAATTGTTGATTCTTGCAAACCTAAGTGATTTTGAAGGTGGCTCTTCTCTACCTTCTAATGCTTCTACTGCCATTGCTTGTGCAGCATGTTCGTTGAAACCCTTAGAGCGATAATTGTCTTCGTACTGTTGATATTTCTCTACGCTGCTTTCAAAGTCTTCGCCGTGAATTAACATCTCAGCGGTCATCTGATTAGCTGCCTGGTCAGGCACACCATCTGTCTTCAGATGTTTCCAAATAGTTTGAAAAACCTCAGGGTCTGCCTGAGGCTCTTGTCCTGCTAAACGCACGGCTATCTATTCATTAACTACTTTCATTGTAGTCAATTTATGATTATCAGCCGTAACGACGTGAAGTTGCTACTTCTTGTCCGAGGTCTGGATTCATTCCAGCAGTCATTGCTTTACCTACAGCAATATCATTCAGAAACTTAGAACGCTCAGGACTTTGCATCTTGCTAGTTGAGTGTCATCAGTGCAGTGCCAGAATCGTTGGCATAGAGCACTTCAGCCATACGAGTTGCTGACCAACTGCTGTGCTTTAGACTCAGCGTCGTACTGACCAAGGTTTTGACTACGGAAGTTTTGTACGGCACCAGCAGCAGACTGAGGGGCAGCTGATTCAATATTGCGAGACATCTCCTGCATCTCAAGCCTTTGATTGTTAGAAGGCTGTGCATTGACACTAGGCTTTGTCATAGCGCCTTGGTCATACATATTAGGACCAGGTGCTACTTGGCTTACCATTCCAGGCAGACCTCGTTGCATTGTGGACTTTCCGAGAGTCTCTTCAGAAATTTGATACGGACTAAGCATTTTTAAGTTGCACTCTATATATCTATTGTAGAGGGATAGAAAATACTACCCCTCTCGTTGTATCAGAGGTCTTGTACAAGCATCTTGGCTTGCAGTGCTCCAGCAGGAGCTTGAGACAGATACTTCCATGCGTTCTCAGGGTTGTTGTCCATCAGCTGAGTGAAGCCACCCCAGAAGTCATTAGCAGGATTTTGCTGACGACCGGGTGTAGGCATTTCCATCTCAGGACGTTGGAAGTTACGGGGCACACCGTTCTGTTGCTCTTGNGCAAGGATTTCAGCTTCNAACTGTGCGCGAGCTTCGTACTGCTCACGTTGCATCGTCTCTTCGGGGGTTTCAGTTGGATAAGGACCTTGTGGACCGTAGAAATCGTTGACGTAATCAGCAAGCACGTCAGGGTCAGTCAGCATTAGGTTCATTGCTGCACGCTCTTCTCCTGCTGCTTCAAGCATTAGAGACTGTGACTGCACACGTTGAACTTGCTCAATCAGTGCGTCTTCTACAGCGCAGGCATACTGGTTAAGGAGTACAGGTGCTTCAGAG